CCATGTCAGCTGGATACTAGATGGAGGCATCCCAGAGGAGCACAAAGCGCAGATGACCCTGCAAGCCGCCGTAACGGGCCGTGGCTGGGTTGACTTCGTTTCCTATGACCCTCGTATGCCAGAACCACAACAACTGCTTATACGCCGTTTTTACCCCACTCCTGCGGAGATTGCCGAAATAGAGTCTGAGGCAGAGAAATTTCTTGCGGAGGTGGATGCCTTGTTTGACACCATAACCAAAAGGGAAATGATCGAATGAACTACGACAACAACATGAGGGGATTAATCTCCAAGAATGACCGCAAAACTGAGGATAAGCACCCAGATATAAAGGGTCAATGCGAGATCGACGGTGCGGAGTATTGGATTTCTGGCTGGCAGAAGGAACGGAAAGACGGGACTGGGAAGTTTTACAGTCTTGTGTTCCAGGCGAAAGATGCTAAGCCAGAGTCGCGGCCAGAGTCGCAGGATTCTTTTGCGGGACTCAGGGACGATATACCTTTTAACTAGGTGGGAAGGATAACCACCTTAAAAACCTAGTAAGACCAGACAGTAGGACGGGTTGATCCCTGTAACGTATCTAAATGCAGGAATCGACCCGTTCCTTTTTGCTGAACCCCTATACCGCTAAACCCTGCTTTTAGGGCGATAGCAAGAATTTCGTGGGCATCCGCACCTTGCACCCCTATGTCGGCAGCACAACCGCTTGCGTGCGCTCCTGGCGAGGATTTGGCAGCTTCTATCGGATGTTTAGGGCAGCGGTATCCAGAAGTGATCCGCATGGGCTTGCCGTACTCTTTGCGGAGCTGTTGCAGTTTTTGCATGAACTCAGGTTGCATCTTGTTTTCACCACAATGCGAGCACGCAAATTCTTTTGCGGAGAAGTTCGGATAGTCTGACCAGTTCATTTCTGCTTACGCGAATAGAACAGCGTGCGGTCGCCGAACAAATAAAACCCGATTGCCGCAGCAAAGTTGTCTATCGCCTCAGACGGCTCGCCATAGGTCTTACTGTATGCCCAGGTTAATAGGACTAGAGCCGCCACCGTGGGGCGCATAAGACGCACAACAGCCTCGACCCAAGGGTAAGACTGGTTAGACCCACCTGCGTTATTCATAGCCTCAAACATCTTAAGGTCTAGTTCCCGCATCTGGACGTACTGATCTATGGTCGCGGGCTTGAACTCAGACGGAGCCAGGAACTTGTTGATAAGTGCCTTACCTGCATCTACCGCCAGAGGGCCAAAGATAGCAAGGACTGATAGCGGGTCAAACATGGCTACTTCTTAAAAATATGTTCTACCGCACCCCAGACCAAAGCAGATACGCCGACAATCCATAAGATAGGCTTTGCAAGCTGGGCCAACCAGTTCAGCACTTGGAAGGCTCCAGAAGCAGCTTGGAAGGCAGCAACCATTCCTGCGGTGTTCTGGTCTATATGATCGACCTTCTTCTCTACAGCTACCAGTCGGTCGTATATCTGCTTGTGGCTGACTTCTTCCATGACTCACCTATTTAGTTCGGGGCTTGCGGGAATTCTACATTAGGAAATCCCTCGGCTTGCGGAAGGTCACGCAATGCTTGGCGATAGGTTGCCCACGCAGCTTTGTCTACAGGAGCATCCGCAACTTGCGTCCAGTCAGAAGCGGTCAACAGTCGGTCACGCTGAGCACGAACCTGGGCAGACTTAGAAGCAACATCCGCAGCGATCTCCTCTGCGGTCTTGTCCTCTACCCGAACAACATAAGCCCATCCGTCTTGCAGATAAGGATCGCACGCAACAAGTTTCTGGGTAGAACGATTGTGCGGGAGAAAAGCATTTACCTTTACCGCATCGCGCTCTGCTAGGAACTGATCTGACGGGCCAGAAGAAGGAAACGATACGTTAGGAAACACGGTCTTGTAATGAGCTATTTGCCCGTCTTTGTAGATAAGCATGGTTCAGTCCTTTGTTAAAAATCTGGGAACGCTCTGCCTGGCGCAGAATAGTTAGTGGTATACCTAGCCACACCTTTGGTAATGCGAAGATCGTCGATAAAACCCTTCATTGGATCACCGCCAGTTCTATTGGCACCAACATACATAACGCTAGTCTGATTAAAGTCTGTGCTGACCGTACCAGTACCGTCATTTGTGCCATTAATATAAATCTTCGTTTGATCTGTACCTGTACCTGCTCTTACAACTGCAATGTGATTCCATGAGTTTAAGTTTATAGAACCAGTAGAGGTTATAGTGCTAGTTGTAAAAGTAAACACTACCTTTTCCGTGGTGTTTAACGACACAAGGAAACCCGTTGATGCTGTTCCTTTGCCAACTAATCCACGGTTTGATCCTGTGTCTCCGCTTGCAAGGTACACCCAGAACTCAATTGTGAAGGTTGCAGTTCTTAGTTGTTGATCTAATGTGTGAGGCAACAACAACCAATCCCCAGTCCCATCAAACTCCAGGCTACCAGTTCCATACTTCTTAGTGGTGGTATTTATTTGAGCATTGCCGACTGTCTCTAAATTGTTCTTGCCTGTGTTGTCGAATATTCCAGCGTTGGTGAAGTTGAGTAAAGCTGTGCCACCCGTAGGTGGCGCGGTTGGAACTGTAATTGTCTCTGCGGTTCCTACAACGTACTTAAACCCTGCAATGTATCCGTTCATCGGATTGGCATTGCCACGATCTGCACCAATGTTTAGTTGCTCTGTTTGGTTAAAGTCCGTAGTTACTGTTGCCTGACCGTCGTTTACACCGTTGATGTATAACTTGGTCTGATTTGTTCCAGTTCCCTCACGAACTACCGCAATATGATTCCAAGCAGCAGCACGAACAATACCAACAGAATCAATGTTTGTAGTTGTATCTATAAAACGTAAAACATTGGTAGACAATACTTGTAAAACCCATCCTGTAGATGCACCGCCTTTAGCCGCAATAGTATGAGTAACACCGGCAGCATTTCGATAAACCCATGCTTGGATAGTGAAGTTGCCTGTGCCAAAACGTAAGCCTGCGGCATCAGCAATAGAAAGATAATCCCCCGTCCCATCAAAATACCCACTCCCGCCATTAGTGCTTGCAGAGTAAGCAGCGGAAGGTACAAATGGAGAAAAAGCCGATATTGCAATGTTACCGACAGAAGTAATTGCAAAGGCATTTGTTGAATTGTCTACAAAACCGTTGGATTGCAAAGTTAGCAACGATGTATTTGCGATTGCCGTAAGCGGAGCAGTAGGAACAGTAAAACCAGAAGTGTATACAGCAGTGCCTTTTACAATTCTTAAATTTGATAAGTTTCCAGTAACACCCCCACCACTTGAAATGTATGATCTATTGATATAGAAAATTGCTGTCGATGTGGTTCCGTTGCCACCTGTTCCAGTATTGTCTAATACACCATTAAAAAATATTCTAATGGTATTTGATTCTCTTGCCGCTGCAACATGAGTCCATTCATTTACTGGTAATGTTCCAATACTTGTTACAGTAGCGCCACCACCAGCGTATCCTACGAGAACGGTACTGTCAGCATTTATTCTAACAAGCCAACCAGTTGAAGCTGCTCGCTGGTTTATTACTTCAACGGCAGCTGCGGCCGTTCTAAAAATCCAAAATTCAACGGTAAAATCACCCTGGGTAACATCAAGAGCAGAGTTATATGCGATGCTTAAGTTATCTCCAGAACCATCTGAGGCAACACTCCACTCCCCCGCACCTACAGAGAACGGGCTAAACGTGCCTTGGGTAGCGTTGCCATTGCGTGTAATTGTACGGTTGTTAGTGCTGGAGTCTAGGAACGTGTTGTTCTGCGCTCCGTTTGTGCCATCGCCGTGGAGTAGTAAGGTTGTCTGGTTAAAGTTTTCGTCCTCGTTCGCTTCCTCGCCAGCCTGCCCCGCAACCGCAGCCAGCATTGGTATTAAGTCTGCCATGTCAGTCCTTATTTGGAGTCTATGCTCGCAGCCATGCCGTGATAGATAGTACCGCCATCTCTTGTCACAAATACCAACAAGTCTTTCCCAGACGCGGTAAGAGTCGGAGCCGTACCAGCAGGCCAATCCACCGCAGCAGGCCACGTTTGAGTATAAGCCCCACCGTTGTTTAGCTCGAGCACGAACCCGCCAAAGTCACCAGACGCTACAGGGTTTGAGAACGCCCAAGTCGTTGCAGCGGTAGAAGTCGCAGAGAAAAAGTTTGCGGACTCGAAGTTGATCGTGGCCGCAGTTCCAGTATTTCCTAACGCTGAACCCTTGATCGCGTAATCCAAGAGTTTAGGACGAATCAGGTTGTTGTCTGCCATCTGGACAGCGGTTACAGTAGCAGTCCCTGTAATGCTTGCCGTGACAATGTTTGCGGTAGTAATCGCCGCGACGTTTGCGTTGTATGTATCAGCACTCGTCCCACTCTGGAAGTTCTTGAGGTGGGACATAAGCGTGCGGATCGCATCGTTTATCCCAGAGGGAGCACAGCCTTCAGCAATGTTTATGCTTTGTATGTCTGTGTTATCGCCTGCGGTTGTTGAGTATTCGCTAATCTTAGTCTTGGGCATTTCTTACTCCTGAAGTTGTTGGGCTTGTCCAGATTGGATAAGGAGATTGTAAAGTTCTGGGGTTAAAAGGAACGGGGCTTGTCTGCCAGCAGCGGAGACTGGTCGGGCCGCAACTCCAAGACCGTAAGCAGTCTCACCCATTAACCGAGGAGACGAAAGCGCAGCCATTCCAGCGGCTTGAGGAAGCATCCCTTGG